GTAAACCACCTATGTTGTATCCGGCAGATCTAATAGGATATACTGATTCAAGAGCTTCATGTTGTTCTTGTGTAAGTAAGTGACCATATTTGTCAATCACATCAGAAACGGTAAACATATCGGTTTTACCTACCCAGTTACCCTGAGATATGTATCTAATATCTGGTGACTTATGGTAGAAGGTAAGAACCGGATTCCATAATTCTACATCATAGTCATCCTCCATCATATGAAAATGCCAGAATTCTCTGTCTGTAATTAACATATCACGGAATGCTCTTTCTTCTAATTCATCCATTCTGAATCTTTCAACATCAACTTTATGTTGATGCTCTGCCCATTGTTCTACCATAGAACGGTAATCTTTCTTAAAGAACTGTTCAATTTCAGGTAAGGACTTGATATTTTCTGGGGACATCTGTTGTTGAGCCTCTTCAGAATTAGGATCTAAACCTTGTTCTAGCATAGCTGCCAACATTTTAGTTGAAGCATCTGCCATCAATGTTTGCTCTACTTGAGCTCTTTTCTGTTCTAACATCTCATTATATGAGAAGTCATCAACAGCTCTATATGTTAATCTTGTAGATCTTTTTGCAAATTCAGCTACTAGAACATTAACAACATTTGGAATAATTGGATAAAACTTTAGCTCTAATGCAGAAACATCTTCTTTTGTAAGAATTTCAACAACATCTCTGTACTCATTGTCTTCTTCTATAATGTAGTCTGATCTATCAATGATACCTTTAGCAAGCTTATAGTTTTTCATTAATCTTCTAGCATTCCTACGGATTTGTTTTAACCCTTGCCACTCCAACCAGTCAAGATTCCAAGCAGCCCATTCTTCAGTTTTATCTTTCTTAGGCAAAAACTGTAAAGGTTGGGTAATACTACCTAACCTATTCTGTTGTGTTTTAGCTCCCTTCTTAAGTTGTAATGCGTTGTATACTTGCATAACTTATTATTTAATATTTTTGAAAGCAGATCTTTTTAACCCACTACTCATAGATTTCATTCCCTGGCCCATATGTCTAAACGGGCTCTTATTTAATTTAAACAAATTTTCTGACTTTTGCAAGTTTTTAGCCGTATCATCCATGATTGTTCTCTTTGTATATCCTCTGTTAGATTCTTGAATTTTCATAAATGAAACCAGTGCTGCAAAAGAAACTAGTCTATCCACGTTAACCCCATCAGCATATTCTCTCATTTCTTTAATTAACATAGGATCCGGAATTCTTTCAATTCCATAGGTTGTCCTTACTACAGTACCGTCAGCTTTTAATTCTTGATCTAATTCTTCTTTACAATATTCAATAGCATAACTTAGAAGATGTGCTTTAAATAAAGTTCCTGTGTTTTTCCAACCATACTCTTGGAATACATTAGCATTTGCACCTAGATCTTTCAAGAACATAATCTGGCTCTTAGGTACCAAGTATCTTTGTTTTCTTCTAGATATCATGTATTGAATAAATAATGATATGTTGTTTTCTACAAGTGCCCATGCATTATACCACTCAATAATAAGTTCTAGTTGTCTATGAGTTTGATTGATATCATCATATCTACCACACCATGCCGCTACAATTTTACCTTGTTCAATATAAGTTTCTGTTTCTGTACCGGTAACTTTGGTAACTTCAATAGGAGACTTCATGATGTAGATAGAGCAGAGAGATTCCGAAGTTGTAGTTTTACCTTCACCCACCGGGTCAATAGATGCATAGTACATTCCAAATGTAGGATCTGCTACTGGCCTTTCCCATACAACAAGACATCCTGTTTTATCTTCAGTCTTTTTGTTTATTGGAAACTCCATAATAGGTCTTTTGTTACTTTTAGTAACTACTGGTTTTCCATTTACATCAGGAGAAATATCTAGATACTCATATCCATATTCTTTATCTTCTATTCTTCTTTCTTGTGCAGCAAGAAGATGTGTAGGAAACACAGATACTGTTCTGTGATCAAATGCTTCTTTAATATTTCTTGGATGCTGAGAAATTCTTAACTGATATTCCTCCGGAGCAAGTTCTTCTTTCCACTGTTTGAACTGTTTATCAAGTGCCTCTAATGCTTCTTTTACAAGTGAATTACCAAAATCATCTATGTATGGAGGCATGGACCACTGTTCAGGAATAAATAAACCTGAGAGACCTGGAGTACCTTTATCATCAATAAGATCTGTCTCTACAGCATAAATATCTTTAGCTGTAGGATTAAGAATCATGTCTTTTAATGGAAGACATTGTGACAAGTCACCCACAGATCCTGCAGCAATAAACATTCCGGTTGTAATCAAACCAGATCTCATTGCTGGTCTCATATACTCATATGTCTGATCCATCTTAGGAGCAATCCCTGCTTCCTCATGGAAGAAGTATTTTACCGGACCCCCTACACCATTTGTTGGATCTTTCTCAAATGACATACCTTGGATAGTACCTTTGAGACCAACTTCAGTTTTTCTATCTCCTTTTCTTACTTCAATCTTCTGTTGCCACATCATCACCTTGTCTGGAGACATAGGTCTATACCATGCTGTGTGTTCATTTAAGAAAGCTGCATATTCTTGTAAGAATTTCCAGGATCCTTTCTCATTGATGTAGTCTTTAAGACTTGCTCCCATCTTAAGAGTAACCCCGGCCTCAAACCATTGCTGGTTTATGAACTTACCCATATGATAATAAGAAGATGCAATCTGACGTTTCTTAAGAATACCAGCATGTTTATAGTTAAGTTCAGCAAGTAGTTCATACAAGGCCATATGATACTGAGCATCACGTATCTTAGCAAAGTCAAACTTTTGTTGTTCTTTGTCAAAGATTGGTAGAAAGTTTAACCACATGTAGTATTCTCTTGCTACAAACCATGTGTTTTCTCCATCTTTAACAATTATACCTTTTCTGCATTTATGCTTTTGGTCATCCCAATAATTTATAAAGTCCCTTGACTTAAAGGGATGTGTACAGTATACTCCATCTTTTCTGAATTTATTTGATTCTGATATGAATACTGTATTGGTTGTTTCGTTGAAATTGTACTCACCTGGTTCTTTGAATATATTTCTGATAAATCCAGCAAATTCTTCTCTGGATTCAAAACTAGTTTCTGTCCATTTTCCATTTTCGTAGGTCGGTATATTTTGATAAATTTCACTCATTACATGTCATATGCTAGTCCTTGTCCACCTCTTACTCTACTTGATTGTTCCTCTTGAAGATCTTTATAAGCACCTTTAAAAGATTGTCTAATTGCCTCATAGTTTTTAGCTGCAGCAATTAGTGAGTTCATGTTACCATCTCTACCATGTGTGATGGGAGTAGTTTCCATATATCTTGCTAATCTATCTAACATAGATGAAATACCTTTGTATGCTCTAGATGTAGGAGTTTCATACATCCTTTCACAAAATTTAAGTGCTGTAAAGATTGTTTCATCTTCGGTAGAAAAGTTTCCGTCTATTTGTTCCATAATAATATTTTCTTTATCTACATCCGGAGTAAAGAAAAATGGATTAAGATCAGGATTAGGACAGCACATATAAAAAAGATACATGTATATTTTAAGATAATCTTCAGGATACTCATCCATGACATCTTTCAAAGCCTTTAATGTATAACAATGTTCAGTAGGGATTACTACTCCATTCTGAACATCAAAGAGTTTAGTTAATATCATTTCTTTTTTATTTTGTCTTTGTTATCATGAAGATAATGCATTATTGCTTGAACTTCATCTATTAAGTAAGGTATTGAAATTGGCACAACTTCTTTTACAACAGGTTCTCCGTTTTCATCTTTCTTAGTTATAGGATACCCCCAGTCATCTTCACGTTCTATTTCAAAAGTAATATGATGTATGAATATTCTTCCCGGTTTTAGTTTAGGATTGTGTTTCAATATAATATACATATAAATACTTAACTGCAAAGCATAATGGTAGAAATTACAATCATCCAAATTATCTACTGGAGGATTCATTTTTTCTGACTTACCTTCAAAATTGACAAAAGATTCTTTCTTAATTTCTTTATTAGTCTTGTAGTCAATTATATTTACTTTACCATTGACTACCTCAACTAAATCTGATTGACCACAGATACCGGCAGATCTAAGATAAACCATATGTTCTGGGTATACTCCTGGTTCTAATTTTTGAGAAGGTGCAATCTTAACACCTTCTCTAACTTCACTTGGTTTAAATACTGGTACCGTAACTCCTTCCCTTTCTATTGAAGCTAAGGAGCATAAATCAACTTCTCTTTGATTATGATACCATGTTCCTAGAGTAGTGGATCTATCAGCCTCGTTTGTCCAAATTTGTTGAATAATAACCGGATCAATCCCAAACCATTTAGATGATTTCTTTTTGCTTACTTTCTCTGCAATTCTTTTTGCATCAAAAGGTTTTTTAAAATGGGAAACAAGTGTTGTTACACTTATCCAATCAATGTTACTGTCATCAAGACTTCTGTAACTATGATCATCTGCATTAAATACAATCATATTATTAATCTTTAAGGTTGTCTAATTCATCTTCTTCCTCTACAGTAGCAATTGCTTCCCATTTACCAAGAGGACATTCTGAAGCTAATGATCTTGTCTTAAAATTAAGTGAGCATCCACATTCATTACAACACGGAGCTGTACCTTTGACAGCACATTTTTTTCCTTTACTAGGACACTCATCACAAATAGAGTATCTTAGTCTAGCAATTTCTTCTACAGTTTCATCACGAATAACAGTGTTAGTTATCCCCTCCAGAATCTGTTTCCGGTTTTGCCAAATTAATTTGAGAGTATTTTTCATCTTTAAAAGTTTTTCTTTTTAATAACTCTTGTTCTATTTTTTGATGGATATCACTCAAATGTTCTAATTTTTCTTCTACACTCTTTTTATTATGATAAGCACCGAAAGTAGAGGTATCATGATTTTTTAGAACTTTTTCATAATGGGGTATTGCCTTTTTTACTTTCTGAATTTTAATTACAAAGTGACCCAACCCATCTACATTTATCCTTAAGTCACTAAGTGTTGTCATTTTTTTTCTAAGTTTCTTGTAGTAAGATTCTACTAAACTTTCTACAAGATCTTCTGAAATATCAAATTCTTCAGTAATCTCTTTATATAAACTATTTGCTTTCTTCGGAATCATGCCCTAAAAATTTATAGTCTAATAAGATTGTACCTTCTGTCTGAACTCTTAAGTTAGGATTAAGCATTATGACTTTTTTATTACCCGGATCCTTAACTACAAGTCCACTTTTTTCTGCCTTGTTAATACTATTTCTTACAGTTTGTGGTGATTTAAATATCCATTCCTCTTCTGCAGAAGCATCAAGACAAAAATTACTAAGTTCTATAGGTTCATTAAAACTTAGTAATGTCAGACAGTCAAGATCAGACTCACTCATTGTTATACGATTAATATAACAATGAGTTAGAATCTGAAATTTAACAATATCCCATTTGGGCATTTTAACCCTTTTCTGTACTTGATTAACAAGTGCCATTACCCTTTTCGTAGTTTCTTACCTTCAGCTGGTGCTTTTGCTATAGGTTTTATTGGTGGTACAGAATGTGGTTGAAGATCTTCTCTATCATCCTCTTCTTCATTTAAATCAGGTTGAGTAGCTGCCATCATTGTTGCATACTGGAATTGCATAGTTGCTCTCTTGTATCTAGCCTCCTCCACTTCAGTTAACAACTTTTCATACTTAGCTTGTGCTTCCAGATAGGGTAGAGATCTTTCATAAAAAGATTTCATTTCTTCTCGTCTTGCTTCTAATTGTTCTGGTGACAATTCTTCTTGGTGTTGGTTTTCCATGACATTATTTAATTAAAGTTTACACAAATATACAATTTTTGTTTAAACATATATTATGTAAAAACAAAAATCCAGGTACTTGATATACCTGGATTACAGTAAGTTATTTAAGATTACCTATTCTTGATTGTAAAATTTAGAATAGTGAACATATAGAATTCTCTAGAAATATCTAGTTCAATTGTAATAATATCTAATGTAGATATTCTCAATCTAATTGATAACTTATCCCATTGCTTATTCCAAGCTTTCCAACCATTTCTTAATTTCATTTTACAAGAGATTTAAGCATTGCAATCATTTTAGGTTGTGGTGAAATATCACTTTTATCTCTTCTGTATGAATTATGGGAATAAACTCCCGGCTTAGCACTTAATGCATTTTTAGAAACATTCCACATATCATTCTCATCATACGTAAGAGGAATACCGTGTACTTTCCCCCAATATACTAACAGTTGTCTTACAGATTCAATTTGAGCATCTGTATAAGCATGATAATGAATAAACCCTTTATATGGTTTATCTAGTGTACATACTTGATCTGCCGGTACAATTCTATCTACATAGTTATAAAACTTATCACCTTTTTTTGTTAAAGGTCCCCAATTACAAATTTCAATACCAATTGCTAGAGGATCCAATGATCTATAAGGTAATCCTTGTGCTCTGAATACATCAGGTTTAATACCTAAATGATATGCCCAATGTCTAGATGAAAAGGCTTGACAAATCTCACCATCAAAAGTATTAGTAGATGTACCTTTACCCGAAATAGTTACACATGTTGCAATTCTACCTCTATCATCAGCATCCCACATTTTAATAGTACTTACTCCGGATGAGTTTCCTGCAGTATGGTGGAGGACAATCTGTAATTTTTTGGTTTCTTCTTTTACATATTGTTTCTCAGATAGCGGTACTTGCTTGATTTTAGTTAAGTCTAACTGGCTCATTACTTATTGAATTTTTTTACAAAAGTTTTTGACAACCAATTACCAATACGTTTTAGAAAAGAATTATCAGAATTAACCACAACTACAGTACCTGTTTCATCTTTCTTTACCTCAACGTCTAGTTTTTCAGTATCAAGTTTAAACTCTTTTACTTCTTCATCTTTACTTAAGTGTACATCTACTTTAGGAGTGTCTACTTTAACTTTAACATTTTTTCCTTTCTTGTTGATTGACACATCTACCTTCTCAGTATCAACTGAAATGTCTACGTTACTTGCTTTTTTCTTTGCCATATTTATTTGATTTCTGTTACATCTTCTTCAGCACTATCATCTACTGTTAATTGAGATAATGTTGCTGCTACTGTTCCTGCTGTTACTACATACCCAGCTACAGTAATTACTACTGCCGGTAATGCAATAGGTGCTGCTAAAATTACTCCTGCAGCACTTCCTGTAATGATGGCCCACCTTTGCACTCTTTTCCAAAACTTTGGAGTCTTAGATTGCCATCTTTCTTTAAGGGTTTTTTCTTTCATCATCTGTTGGTTTTATTGGTTCATCTTTAATGTATTTAGATAAATGTTTTAGAATTGATAAATGCTCAGTCCACCCTATTCTTTTGAAGTTTTCAAGATTTGACCATAACAAATTTATAATAATATAATTATAAAATGCATAATGAAGCCACTCATATAGATTAAATGTTACACTAAATACAGGTTTGATAGGTACATTTAATGCAAGTGCATTTGATATCCCAATCATCAACATGTAAATAAATAACTTAAACCACCCTTTACCAAACAATTCTGAATCAAATTTTCTACCCTCTTTTTTAGAAGCTTTTAGACCTGTATAGAATTCAAGAATAAATAATGCTATAATTGCTAATCCTACAGGTAAAACAATACCAAATACTGCATTAAAATAATAAGCTAACCCTGCAAAAAAAGCACTTATACCTGCACCATATCCCATAAGATTCGGGTGGAAAGCACTATCTATGAAATGATTAGTATCTCTATACCCTGCTGCCGTAACTAACTTGATTATAAGTGTTTTCATTATTCTTGTACAATTTCAATGTCAGATACTGAGATATTATATGTTCTAGCCATTTCGTACATAGCACCAGTAATGAACTTATATCTGGTATAATCTACTTCATTGGTGAATGGAGGTAAACTTGGTTGAATTAACTCAAATAATTGATTAATTTGTTCTTCATTTACCAGAAAGAATGTATCAGAATAAACAGGTCTACCATCTTCAGATCTGTATAAAAAGTTTATACCAATCTTAGAGAAGTTGTCTTGATAAGTTACAGTACCAAGCTCCATGATTACAATTCCTGTACTTTGACTAGCAATGCCGTCATTATATGTTACAGGTACCAATGTTTTTAATTTAAGTTTCATTGTAGTATATATTATAAAAAATTACTGTAAAGTAAGGTTACCGCCCCCTGTAACGTTTGTTGGGTTTGTTGCCCATGTCGGGTTAATGAACACCATACGTACTATGTCACCTGCTACATAAGGAATGTTAAGTGATGTGTTGGTAAATACTTTAGTTAATGCAGTGCTCCCAACCGTTGCTACCAAGTAGTCTACTCCATTGTGACGTACATAAAGTGACCAATTTTCATTAGTTCCTGCAGTACCTGCTGTAAATGTATTAAAGTCACAACCACGAATCACACCACTACCACGCATTACTATTTCATAAGGTGCAGGGGAAGTAGAAGCAAGTTGTGGTGTACCACCAGCTTGTCCAAATGCAACAGTTTGAGCATCTTGAGGATTCCATGTAGTAAATAGTACTTGTAAAAATCTAGTAGCAGCACCTTGCCAGAATGTACCATTATATACTTCAATTCTTGCTGTAGTAATATTCCAAATTGTTCTACCTGTTGCAGGAGAAACAATAGCATTTCTCTGTGTTGTTGTTAAGTTTTCAAGTGTCAAACTCGCACTACTTCCTATTTGAATATTTGTACTCATTAGTAAGTTTTATTTAAAATGAATAAATCACTGTATATCCAATAATCCCAGCTAATGGAGGAAATCCACCACCAGCTATAGAACATCCAAAAGATGATGTCTTTACATTAGGTGTTGCTCCTCCACCACCAGATGATATTTGTATTTGTGTGCTCATTGTTCTATTTTTATCTACTTATTTCTTCCCAGTCCATTGATGCATACACAAGTTCAGTATTTGTACTAGCACTTACAACTAGTGTAATTTCAAAAGGTGTACTAGTAAAACTATTTCTTTCAAGTTGAAAACTGAATAATGCTTCTTTTAATATGTCTAGGTTTACTGATGCTTGTGTAGTAGATGTAATAAATCCTGATGCTAGGATTCTACCACCAGAAAAACCTGTACCTGTTATATTATAATCAACAGATGAGTTAGCTCCTGCAGAAAGCCAAGTACCTCCTGTGGTTGCTCCAGTAGCAACTACTCTCCAATTATAAATACCTGTACCTGTTCCCATTATAGACAATGCTGTAAGAATAACTACAGCATCTAAATAACTTGTGTTTAGTTTTATGCTTATAATTGGATAATATGTTCCTGCAGTAGCTAAACTTCTAGGAGCAGTAATAGGTATTCCAATAGCTTGTTGCGATCCTCTTAACTCATAACCTCCTTCTGATATTACACTAGAACATACTTGTTTTAATGTGCTAGCACTAGCTGTTTCTCCAGTATTTGTTATTTCATATCTTAACGGTAAAGAAGCAGTAGTAATATAAGTAGAGGTTATTAAATTGGCATGATTAAATCTATGGCAAACTATAAAATTACCATCTATTATAAAACCTATTCTTACAGTCCCCTCACCTAACCACTCAATATCCATAAATAGAATCTGAGCTTTAGTTATGTCTAAAGTTACTCCAGAAGGCCCATTACCATCTAGTGTATCTGCATTCCAAGAAGATTGATTTACAATAGTTTCTGTTACTAATCCTGTAACTAAACTTCTTTCTACAAAACTTAAAGTACTATCTTTTAACTGAACATAGATACCATTCTCTGTTCCAAAATAACCTACTCTTTGTCTTAGGTTAGTTTGAGCAGGAGCCATTACAAATGTATTCATTACAAGTAATGACTTACCTGGTTGATATGAAAATACTTTTGTAGTCTCTCTTAATACTTGAGAACCACTTGTGCTAGTTACATTTAAATTTACCAATCCTTCATTTGGCATAAATACAGCAGTTCCACCACTTGTAGTAGCAGTATTCCACAAACCATTATCTCTATATCTATGAGAAGAATCAAATAATGTTAATGGTTGCGCTACTCTTATTCTACCAAATGCATCAGTAAGCATAGGTGTATTACCTAATAAAGAAAAATTAGAAATTCCAGAATTAGATATTATGGTACCCATTATGTAAGTGTAATAATAATTAACTCAGCTCCCGTTGCTGTAGTATCATAAGCTACTGCACCTAAAGTATTATTTAATGCTCCTGCATCAAAATTAATTGTTTCTCCTGGTTTAAGAGTCATTCCCCCTACTGTAGCATTACCTGTTCCTACACTAGCAAAAGACATAGAAAATGTTCCTGCTGTAACTGTACCTGCAGCACCTGAAGGTCTTAGAAAGTTAGGAGTTCTTGCAACACCTGTAGTATTAGTTTCTATTGCTTGAGTAGCAGTTTCAATATCTAATAAAGTAGCTTCAATAGCTGTAGTATCTATGTTAATTGCTTTAAGCTCATCACAAATGCACTGAAGACCTTCTAATACTTTTAACTGATACGGAAAGTTGTTACTTCTATTCCCGTAACTCTTTAAATTTCCTACTGACATATTTTCTATTTATTATCCTATTAACCAATTTACACCATCTGAGAATACAGGTACTATAGCAGAGCCTCCTGTAGCAGCAATAGCACCAAAGTTTCCTGGTGCTGGTAGATTAGAATCAGCAATCATAGCTCTTGCTCCAGGTACTCCAGCTGGGTTAGGCAATGTAGCTAAAGTTACTGCAGGAAATTTAAGTATAGCATTTCTTGTAACAAATTCCCATGTAAAAGCACCTTGAATAATAACATCCCCATGTATACCATCTGCACTATTACCTGGATAAAAATTAATATCACCTCCTGATAAACCAGATGCTGTAGTATAACCAGCTTGTATAGTTACAAAACCACCTTCTCCTTGATTACCTGATATACTATTACCAGCATCTCCAGCTTCAATTCTAACATCTCCACCAGAACCTGCATCATTTGTATCACCATCCGATCCATCTCCAGCAAAAATATTTATATCACCACCTTCAGATTCATTGTCATAAGTACCTTTGTCACCTCTTAATGTAATATCATCTCCTGATTCAATAAAGATATCATCTCCACCTAGAGATCTGATATATAAATCAGCTCCAGCACCAGTGGTTTGAATTATTACATCACCTGGGCTAAATGTTAGCTCAGCATCACCTGCATTATCAGTTAGTACAACTTCCCT